GATCAACGACTCAATGTATTCACCACCAGGACGCTTCAACATACCCAACGCAAAGTCAGGTAGTGTATTCACAGCATCTCGGACTTGACCGGGGAACTTCCTGCTATCAGGTTGTTGAGAGATACCAAGAAATAGGTTTGGGATTCTCTGGGAAATTGTACTCATCGCATCAAAGCTTGGTAAGGTTGATAGCTTGTGTAATAGTTATGACCGTTTTTAAAGCCAAACATCGAATAGTCACCTTGGTTACATTCGTATTCCAAAGCACCAGCTCGTGTAAGGATTTCTTGTTCAGCCAGAAGCTTGTTGATTTCTTGATCACCAATCAGTTTGGTAGCACACATTCGTGCAGATCGTGCAGTGATGTACGCTTGAATAGCAGGAGGTACATCAGTGAAATCAAAGTACCAAACCAGATCAACGTGAATAGTCTCAGTGAATTGGTAAGTATGGTTAAGTCGGTCATACAACTTACCGCTACGACGAACCAGATCGTAATCGTTTTTATGTTTATCTACATTTGCATCCATCTGTAGAACGTTGTACGGATAGGCAATCTCATTGGTTGTTGAATCTGGAATCATTTCATAATCCAGTTCAGTATTAAAGATCCAACCTTCTGATTGTACCTGCTTGTTTATTTCACGAAGTGTGTTAAGGACAATAGATACCTCAGGATTCTGAAGATCCAAGGTGGCGACAGGAGCCTGTCCCACTGAGCTAAGTATTTGATTTACAGCATCCAGTTCGGTGGACACAGCATAAGTAGGAAAGGGCATCTCTGTTCACAAAGAATAAAAAAAAGGGGAGCCGAAGCTCCCCCAGGATTGATTGTTAAAATCAGAAAGCGGAAGGCGCAGTGCCACCCACATACAGCTCAACAGCAGCAGCGGGGTTCAGGTAGTCAGCACCCATGGCCAGACGGCCAAGGATCACGTCACCCTGGTAGATCACCGACACGTCGCCGCTGGTCACTTGCACTTGAGGACCAATGGCCTCAACCACACCAGCAGCTTCCTTCTGGAAGATCAGACCGCAGGACTTGGTACCAACTTCAGCAGCAGTACCGTAGTCATTCTGGATACCGGTGGTAGCGGGGCTAGCGTTATCCAGAGCAGGGTTCACGAAGCTACCCAGGTTGCCAGGAGCAGTTTCGCCGGTGGTACCGCCGTAAGCAGCACCGTAGTTACCCAGGAACGGAATGTTCATGGACTTGTAGATCTTGATACCGGCGATCTCGATGATGCCGTTACCATTCTGCAGGCTATCACCTTGCACGTCACGATTCACCAGACCGTTAGAACCGATAGCTTGGATCAGAGCGTAGTACTGGCGGGGGTTCAGAACACCCACACGACCATCAGAGGTTACACCCTTTTCATCCATAGCAGCAGCAGCGTCATAGAACGCAGCCACCAGAGCAGCGGAATCAAAAGCATCAGAATCGTTGGCAGAAGAGCCAACACGAATCTGGGTACCACCAGGCTCAACGAAGCTGGCCTTGGTGATGGGGCTAGCAGAACGAGCACCACGAGCGATAGCACGGAAGATATAACGGTCATACTTCTCAGCGAGAGCATAACCAATCTTGCGGCTGATTTCGCTACGCAGGTCGTAGTGCGAAAGCACCTCATCCAGTTCGTACACGAAAGCCGAGCTGATCAGAAGGTCATCACAGGTGATGGTCTTCTCAGCCACCGGAGGTGCACCATCGGTGTTACCCAGGATGCTGTTGCCGGGGGTGTGATACTCAGCCGTGGTACGACCAGTATAGATGAACTGCAGGCTCTTGCCACCCTTGAGGGTGCGCTTCATCACCAGATCACGAGCAATCGACTCGCGCTGGAAGCCTTTGAACATTTCACCCGAAAACAGTTTCAGGTAAAGAGCACGGGCATCGCCCGCACCATTAGATTGACCAGGGCGCGTAAGCAGCGCCGGGTCAGCACTAGATTGATGAGCCATTGTTTTTTTTTAGTTAAGAGAAAGTTATTATACTAACTCTAAACTGTCTAGAATGTTTAGAGCTTTATAGGCTCTCCGGTTTCCAAAAAACGGAAGCATCAGTGTCAAACATTTTATTACATCATGTTTATTACCAACTGCCCAACGCCAAGTAGGCTTGACATTTGGACGTTCTCGGTAGTAAACATTTCCGCAATTCATAATGTCCCAGAATTTAGCAATAACATCTTTATCAGTCATCTCTATTTCTAGTTTTTTACGCACTGTGCCCTCGCCTTCAAAGAGACCAGATGCCCACGCAATCATTTTTGGATCCATTGTTATTTTTTGTAGCGTTAGGGTGCTACACACCGCTAGCGGCGAAGGGTGTCCTCGTAAGGGCCAACGCCAATAGGAAGGGGATCCGACTCTGAGGTGTCCCCAACCTTATTAAATTAACCGATGATCGGTGCAGTCAAAGCCACAGGAGTGGTTTCAGCTGCAGCAAGATCAAGCGGGAAGTTGTGTGCATTCCGTTCGTGCATTACCTCAAAGCCAAGACCAGCTCGGTTGAGGATGTCTGCCCAGGTGTTAATGACGTTGCCTTGGTTATCAAGGAGTGATTGGTTAAAGTTAAAACCATTTAGGTTAATCGCCATAGTACTTACTCCAAGTGCAGCAAACCAAATGCCAACCACAGGCCAAGCAGCGAGGAAAAAGTGAAGACTACGGCTGTTATTAAAGGAAGCGTACTGGAAGATAAGCCTACCAAAGTAGCCGTGAGCAGCGACAATGTTATAAGTCTCTTCCTCTTGTCCAAACTTGTACCCATAGTTCTGGCTTTCCGTTTCAGTAGTTTCACGCACAAGCGAGGATGTAACAAGCGAACCATGCATTGCACTGAATAGCGATCCACCAAACACACCAGCAACACCCAACATATGGAAGGGGTGCATGAGAATGTTATGTTCGGCTTGGAACACCAGCATGTAGTTAAAGGTTCCCGAAATGCCCAAAGGCATAGCATCGGAGAACGAACCTTGACCAAACGGATAGACCAAAAATACTGCGGAAGCGGCGGCGACAGGAGCAGAATACGCGACAAAGATCCAGGGACGCATCCCTAGTCGATAGCTAAGTTCCCACTCTCGTCCCATGTAAGCATAGATGCCAATGAGGAAGTGGAAGACTGTGAGCTGAAATGGACCCCCGTTGTAGAGCCATTCATCAAGTGAATTAGCTTCCCAAATTGGGTAGAAGTGTAGTCCGATGGCGTTGCTGCTCGGAATGACGGCTCCCGATATGATGTTGTTTCCATAAAGAAGACTCCCGGATACGGGCTCACGGATGCCATCAATATCGACAGGAGGAGCCGCAACGAATGCAATGATGAAGCAGATGGTGGCGGCAAGAAGACACGGAATCATCAGTGTCCCAAACCAGCCAATATAAAGACGGTTGTTAGTGCTGGTTACCCAGCCACAAAAACGGTCCCAGTTAGACTGAGACCGAGGAGCTGCAAGAATAGCAGTCATAGTTGAAGTTAGTTAAGACGAGTTACTTGAACCCTTCCAACTCCAGAGTTAGTGAGACCGATTCGATCAGCCGCACCTTTACTGAGATCGATTGCCCTATTACCATGATAGGGACCACGATCATTGACCCGAACAACGGCACACCGTTTGAAACAAACTTTAAGTTTAGTTCCAAAAGGGAGTGTCTTGTGCGCTGCAGTAAGGCCGTTTTGATTGTATCGCTCACCATTGGCGGTGAGGTTTCCGTGGAAGCCAGGACCGTACCAACTGGTGATCACCGACAGAGTAGTTAGAATAGGAAGCATAATTAAAAAGCAAAGAACTTTTATATTGCTTACGCCTACAATTCCGCCAATACACGCGCAGTATTGACGGAACTACCAATACTACTTTTTCTTAGCAGTTTTAGCTGCTTGCTTAAATTGTTTAGCAGTGGGTGCACCAGCAGTACCTGCCTTACGCATCTTCTCACCACTACCTTTGGCAATACGCTCACGCTTGGCGTGAATGTTTGCATAGAGACCAGGCTTAGCCATTTAACATTTCCACTTACGAAGGGCTAGTGCTTTACGAGTAGGTCTACCTTTCTCATCTTTCATTGGACCTTTAACACCAGACATGCGGGCACAGAAGCTACGCTTACGTGGACCGCCTTCTGGTTGAGGAGCCTTGAGATTAGAGCCAGTCTCTCGATTATATTTAGCACGACCAGCAGCCGTTAGGCCGCCGGTACGTGATTTGTGTTTTCCAATTTTAAGGCTAACACTATTAGCCATTACTTCTTTGGTTTTTTGTTCTGAATCTGTTTGCTAGTTTTAACAGCCTCTTTTTTAGCTGCAGCTTTACCAGCAGGAGTATAAGGATACTCCTTGTTTCCAACTTTAGGCATTACCAAATACCGGGGATAATTTGACCAGTCAGCGCGTAAGCACCAATAGCAGCCACGAAGCCAAGCATAGCCAAGCGACCATTGAGTAGTTCAGCACGTTCGTTGTGAGGCACGGTGTAGTTGTGATCAGTGTACATGGGAGGTTCGATGGGCCAGATGTTAGTGTCGTTCATTAAAATTCAATGTCAGATCGTTCAAGTTTATCGATAACGTCCTGTCGATAGGCAGGATCATTGTCATAGCGACGATCAGCCATTGCACGTACCAGTTCAGCCTGACTACGGAACACGTCTTGTGAACGAGCAGGTTTACCAGTCAGCATGTTTCCTTCAACACCCATGGAATCAGTATAGCGATAGTACAGTGCCTGTAGAGCAAGTTGGATAGCGTTGGTATTACCTGATTCAACAAGAGAATCAAATGCTTCAATCTCACCTTCGCTAAAGTTTTCAGCAGCCCAACTGGTAAGTTGATTGTAAGCGGCTTGGCCACCTACCATGTTCTGCAGTTGGTTGACTTCTTGATTACTCAACTCCCGTCCAGATACGGATGGAGTATTTTCTTGCATCTCAAAATAAGCTTTCACTAGATCTTGAGATGACATTTGAGAGAATGCATCAAGAGTTTCTTGACTCAGTTCTCCGTTCTTAGAATACTCTTCACCCGCAAGTGAAAGAAGACCAGAGAAATCTTCATAGTCCCGACTCTCTTCTTCAGCTGGTTCCTCATCGGCAGGTTCTTCTTCAGATTCCTCACGAGAGTTACCACCCAGTTTCTTCTCCAGCTCCATATAAGCTTTCTCAAGATCCTGAGCGTTCTTGTATTTACCAGCCAGCATACCCTCATGTTGAGCCATAAGCTCTTCGCCCAGGGCAAGGGATTCTGCTTCGTCGGATTCAATTGACGACATTACTTCTGCATCAGGAGTAGCATCGTAACTCAAAATTTCAGCCATAAAAAGTTATTGCATTGGTGGAGCGGCTTGTTGACTGTTCAGGTATTGAGAAACAGCTTCTTCCGCATTAGGGTTCTTGGATGGGTCAGCCATGGGAACCTTCAACATATCAGGCAACTGTTGCATTTGCATCATCTGCTGTTGTTGACCCATAACTTGTTGACGTTCAGCAGTACGCTGATCA